CGCATAAGGTGATCCTTATCCGCGAAGGGCATGGCCCCCCGCTTCAAGAACCACTTCATCATGGCCCCTGTGCCATCCAGCGGTGAAGCTGGTGGAACAGACGAAATATACGCACCCCTGACCAAAGGGTGATGTAGATTTCGGTCCATCGTTATCGGACTAGGCAATGGTCCGAACGAAAGACGGCCAAGCAGCGGAGAGGTGGGTTCCACATGCGGGAAGGGTATGATCCCTTCCAGCATGTCATCCAGGTATGTCACTGAATTGTCGAAGCCAGCTAGAAACAGCTGGTTTCGCAGTGAAACTGTGGATGCCACCGCTGATGCGTCCTTCCTGCTGTTGGGGAAGGTGCTACGTACGCGAGTGACGCTAACGTCTGATCCCGCGTAGTAGTCCTTACCACAAGACTCCCGGAACTGGCCGTTCCAGAAGCTCTTGTGGCGGTTAACTCGAAACCCAAAAGTTTCGAGCGCCTCAACAACAGATGACACGCATTCTTTGGGGACAACAATATCATCCCCAAAGACGCGCACCCGACCAAAGTACCGATAGATATCGGACTTGGTCAACCGCCGGTTGAGCGTTCTTTCAATCCCAAGGAAAACGACGGTGCAAAACACCATCGCTTCCATAGGAAAGCAGAGCGCTGAACCCATGGACGCGAACTTGGCTAGGCGAACAACACCATAGCCAGGCACATCAGCCTTCCGTGACCGGCAGTCATCGACAGCCCGATGGAAATTCGGGAATCGAGACAGCAGAGCACGTACATGCTGATTGGAAACGCGGTCCGAAGCCTCACTCAGATCAAGAGTGGCGAGGGATCCATCCGTGGACCCTCTCTTTGCCATCTCCTGATTAGGAGTTTGGTCATCGAACTTGATGAACTCCCTAGAGAAGTCATTTCTAGGGAACTCATCAGCGATCAACTCGAGAAGAGCCTGCTGCACATACATCATGTGAGTAGGTTCCATCGCGATGATACGTGGCGTTTTCAGCGTCTTGGGTACGGTGATGACCTTGACAGGCATCTCCGACCCGGGTTCGAGGAGTTCGATGGACTCCATCTCCTCCCAGTAGGAGGGATGGTCGTTCGGAAAGAGAAATTCCCTTAACGGGAAGGACCTTTCCAAACGTTGCGTCCACACTTTGGACAGATACTTAGAGTTTCCTCTAAGTCTGTCTGCAGTGGCACCAGGCCCGTGTCTTGGCGTAAGTCTACCGTCATGGACCGCAAGGTCCATGACAGATAGAACGTCAGCCCACAGCAGCATAGCAACGCGAATGAAATCATCGCGAACGCTATCAAAGCTGAGGTCATGGTGTCGAACCTCCTTCTCACACTGGATGTATCCAGCGATAGCACGATCTACCCTGTGCGACGCACAGGGAAGAGCTATCTTCCCGAACATCAGAGTGATCTGACGAACGGAGAAGATTGCGTCGATGGATGGATCATCCAGCAACCGACCAGTCTTGCGGTCGAAGATCAGCTGAAGGAAACCTCCGAGAAATCGGGGGAGACCGCCAGTACGGGCGAAGCCCATAAACTGGTCGTCAGCGATGAACTCCTGTTCCAGACTTTTTTGGAAGTCAGAACCGAAGTTCAACAGCGTGATTGTCAAGAAACTCACGCCTTCATCTTCGAACCGTCTCGCGATCGTATTATAGTCGCGAGTGGTGCTGGTGCCGCATCGCGTCCCCAAATCGTTGAGGACGCATCGCACGAACTCGATCAGGCTTTTCAAGCTGCCCCTCTTTCAAGAGGTCACGCTTCCCTAGCCAGATCGTTGAGGAAGAGTCTCTCAGCTCTCCCCACCAACAAGCTTGGTGACCGCTGCACCAGAAGAAGCAGTGAGGTACGCAGCAAGTGCGTCCACAACTGCCTTCACCTCAGCCGCCGAGTATCCGTTAACAGGCTGGTCAACCACGATGTAAGCACTCATCGAGTTGGCCACGCTCTGTGCCGGAACCAGCGGATCTGCGGAGATCTTCTGAGTGGTAAGGCGGAGCGTACGCCGGATCCGCTTGCCAAACTGATGGGAAACCGTCAGCTTGGTGTTGCGGTCGGCGGAAGTGAACTCACCAGAGGTGAGGCCACTACCGGTTCGCGGAAGCGAAACGGC